AAATTGGCTATTTGCCTCATTGCGATTTACTGAAAGCCATTCTTTTAGCTGGTCATCCGAAGAATAGTCCTTGCATGGCAACGCTTTGTAGAAATTAAAAAGATCACCAATTTTTAACGATTCATCTTTCGTTATTAAATCATACAATGACATGTCTAATGCATTTTCTATTTCGTCATGCAACCTGAAAGACGGTTCAATATTGTAAGTTTTCGAATCTACAGAAAGTTTAAAATTCGGACGTGACATTATTACGATTCAGCAACAGTTGTTACCGCTCCGCTCGCTTCAAATGTCGCACTAAATGTCATTTCGCCTGCCACTTCCCCACCCGCTTCAATTTGAGAAATAACCGCTTCGAAAGCCTCTGTTTTCGCGGTGCTATTCCCGCTATCCATTAACGGGTAAACTAAATAGTAGTCGTCTTTAGTTCCCGCGTCATGATTTGTTTGAAGTGTAGTCCTACTCGCCGAATCTGAATAAAAGCCTTGAACTGATAACGTTTTAGTTAGCTTCCCGCTCCCCCCTAAAAGTTCCCTTTTCTGGCTCGAATCTTTATCGGTAACGTCAACTATATCGCGTGAGCTTGAAAATCCCACGCTCGTTACGTGAGCAAGCAGTGTACCAGACCCAACCGACCCGATATACACCTTAAAATCGTCCCCATTTGCTTTGTTCGTCATAATTTCCCCCCTATTTATTTAAACGCCGAGCGTTATCTTAAACCTAATTATACCACTAAACATATCGGCGTTCACATCTTCTTGCATGATTGTGCTGAACCCATCCCATCGGCTCATGGCATAACCAAATCCTGTAACGATTAAATCCGAGCGGTGCAAGCTGGTATGTAATGCTTTCATAATGTCGCTGGCTTCTTTTTTATTGCCTGTTTTAGTGAAGGCCGTGATGGTTATATATATAATGGAGCCTTGGCTACTCGTAGTATCCAAAGACTCGGCCTGTATGTCTGTGTATGCGAGATATGGGAAAATTAAGCCCTTGGCGGATGCTACGTTGTCCCGAATGCCATTGACCCCATTCCCCAACATTCCCGTCAATGTTGAATTGTCTTTTAAAGCCGTTGTCACCGCCTTTTGAACTTCATATATATTAAAACCTGTCATCTTCTCGCAGAACTCCTCAGAACCTTATTTAATGCGATTCTAATGTCTCTTTTAATTTCTTTAACGTTCGATTTAAATGAGGGGAATAACCACGGGCGAGCGGCCATCTTTCTTTTCCCAAACTCTAACCCAATCGCATATTTAAGTTTCGTTCCTACCGCGTAGCCGAGACCCCCTATAGACTTGATAGGCTTAACGAATATACTACTAACTAAGCCCCCACGATCTGTTTTAGGATATTCACCTGGTCCAGAACGTTGAGCAGATTTACCGCCTCGATAATAGATTACACCTGTTCTGCTTCCCCCTTGAATACCTTTTATCGCCGTCGTGCTAACTGAATTAGCAGATAAAAATAATTGACGTTTCAACGGCTTCAAGACATCGGACGGTATCCGCAAGAGCTTGCGTTCTAATCGACTAAGATTTTTTATTTTTATTTTTGTTTTTGTTTTCATCGACATCGGGAATAGCCTCGATATACGCTAATATAGGTCTTAACAATTTGTATGGTACCGATAAAGATTCGCAATAGTTAGATATGTCCTGGAACTCTTTATTCCCTATTATTTTTTTGATTATTTTCTGTTCTGACATTTTTTCGTCCCCCTTAAAATCTTAAAATCTCAACAAATTATACCGTACTTAATTAACGCTTACTAATTCATTAATCGATTGCGCGCACTTAATTATGTAGAATTCCTCTATATTATCGACTTCCGCGAAACTATCGACCCTCATATACTGCCCGTTGTATCTAATTTTTGAGGTTATATCTATATTTTGATTTTTTCGGATAATGATATCGTAATGTTTCTCGTTTTTCCTATTTCCGTCATCGATTGCAAAAGACGGGTAAATCTGTCTAACCCACGCCCATACCGTAACGGAAAGAGACCATGTATCGGTGGCCTCGCCAGCATCCCCGATAGACTCTGTTTTATTTAATATTTCTATCCGATCTTTAAGTTTTCCGATCATAGGATTATTGGCCGGTACTGGGATAGTAATTTTTTTGAATTCTCAGATATATTACCGTCGCCCCTATTTTCGTATCGAAAAGCAATATCAATTAGCAATGCCTGTCGTATTGTCTCGGGTACATCTGTTGTTGCCGTTCCAAACCCACATACAAATCTAATTTCTATACCGTCCGCATTTCGGTCAAAACTCGGCCATATAGCGCCATCACGTAATGTTATTTTTCCTCTTTTCGGGTTAATTCCTGAGTACGTAGACACCTGATACTCTGTAGAGGCTATCGTTGTTGCTGTATCAGAATTGTCATAGGTCATAATGTGCGTAATACTCTGTAGCGGTGCGATAGGAATCTCAATATATGAATTCTTATTGTAATAACCGATGGGTATCTCGCGCACGCCATTCCACCACGGATCGTTATATGCGGCAGGCCATTCGTCCATGAACAAATCCCAGGTCGTATCCACGAAGCACATCGCCGTATACTGTTCGGCCATCTGCCTTGCCGATGTAATTAAATTCCCAATGATGGTGTCATCTGCTGAATTCTCGACCCGTAAGTGAGCCTTAGTTTCTGCAAGTGTAACAGGCTCGATTGATGGTGCTGTATGTAATTTTAACCGCGAGTATATGCTCATTATTATTCCACCTTCAAAGTATCTATAAACATATTTAATTCTGTTTTTTCTTTATTTTGTTTTTGTGCGAAACTACTTTTTTTTCGTAAAAATTATCAGAGACTACTTTTTTTCCCGTTGCTTCTGCTAAAGAAAAATAATTCGATTCTTTTAGGCTATTATATAAATCATCTGAAATTTTATAAAAATCACCTTTTAGAAATTCTATGACATTAAAACCATCGTTTGATCCCTTGAAATTTTTTAAAACTTTTATTTTTTTCATTTAAAACCCCCAAGGGTAGGGAGCCGACCCCCCTACCCTGTTTTTTTAACCTTTAGGTTGCTGTATTAACGGGCGCTACTCTTGGACTTCCAAACACTGCACTAACAGATATTGGAGTGCCATTAGTGTGCGTCCCTGTCACATTCACGATTACACGAAGATACCTTTTAATGCCGGTATATCCGCAAATATATCGTGCGTCGTCTTCGGCTGCATCATCAATAACACCGAAGGTTCCGTCATTCGTGCCAGCAACATAATTCGTTAGGTGTGTATCTGCAACATCTGTCCATGTAGAATTATCTACCGATTCTTCGGCCTCTAATTCAATCTTAACTGAACTTGACAGTGTGTCAGCAGACTCACCAATGTTCGCCAGTAAACAAACCGAATCATATCCGTCAAGGTCGATAGTCGCGCTCGTAGCGTCTGCTGTGACCGTGGCTGGATCAATGATTTGTTGATATTTAACGTCTGTATAGATTTTTGAATTCATTTTTTTAACTCCTTTTTTTTAAAAATTAGGTCGCTACCTTCATTACTTTTACAGCTTCGAAATTAGTAACCGCACCGCCGAATCGTTGACTTGTTTTGACTATCACATTGTTGTCATCAGTGTAAATGTCTTTAATTATCTTGAATCCATTTTTACGCACGACTGTGTACGCTTCCTTAAGATCGCCAAACGCGATAGCGAATACGTTAGCTGCAATTACAGGCATCGACTGTTGTACCGAAATTGGATAACCACGATAAACCATTTTTCCGTTAGGATTTTTGGAATAGTCCGGATCAAGCAATGGACGGCCGTCCGAATCTTTTAGTTTTAGCAACCTGAATGCTGTTGTCGAATGCATGTACATTTTCGCATTAGAAGAATACGACGCCTTCAATAATTCGATTAAGCTATCAAGCCCAGTGTCAGAATCAATATCATCTCCAGCCCCAGAAGTAATATGCTGGATACGATCCCTGGTATACGCCCCGTAGGATGTAGACGCATCGGCCGTGTAAG